GGCGTGCCTGGGGGGTCCCCCCCCCCCCCCCCCCCCCCCCCCCTCGGGGGGGGTGCTATACTAACCACACCAACACCAGACAACCATGGCAACCGCATACAAGACCGAGACCATCGACGGGCAGACCTTCCAAGTCTTCACCGTGCCACGTGGCAGGAAGACATGGCGCACCACGTCCCCCGAGGGTCCCTGGTCTGTCGCCGAACTCAGTGCCCTGGTGCGCTGCTACATCAGGGGGGGTGGGTACCCCACCCGCTCTGCATGGAGGGCAGAGGCGCTCGCTGCTGTCCATGCAGTCAACCCCAGGCGCACCCGTCACGGTGTGGAGTTGATGGTGCTCAGCATCGCCCGCTGCGACACCATGGCACACGCTGCTGGATTCGCTGCACGTGGGGGCATGGGGCACAACCTGCGCCGTGTGCTCTCATCAGTTGATCCGATGGGGCGCCGCTTCATCGAACCGACGCCGTGGTGATCTGACAGTCTACCACACCCGCCCCCCATCGGCAGTGATTGGGGGGCGTCCCGTTACCCGTCGGGGCGCCGTGCAAAATGCATGACTCCCCTAACCTACAACGGACCAAAAGCGACCTCGCAATATTTCACAAAATAAAAAATTTTTCCCTATTGACAACCGCCAAAAAACCTGATAGAATTCCACCATCTGAAACCTTCATCATGAAAAAAATTTTCCCAGTAGTTTTAGCACTCACAAGTCTCACAGGTGCTGCAAAAGCGCAGTATTACCCCCAGAGTATTCCAGGACCACAGTATGCCCCCCCTGCGTTTTTCCAGGGTAGCACGGGTGGTCCTGTTGTTGTGCCCCCCACAATTATTCAGCAAGCACCTCCAAAGTGTGCTGTGAAAAAAATGAGTATTTTTCTGATTTTCGATACATATGTCCAAGATGGGTCCTGCTGAAAATTTAAAAGATCTATATAACATAGATGCTTTTCGAAACATGAGTCATCCAATTGAATCGACTATAGAATATGATGAATTAAGTGATGAATACATTCTGCCTATTCCTGACGAAATTTTAGATTCGTTGGGATGGGTAGAAGGAGATGAATTACTATTTGATATTGCAGAAGACAACACAATTGTATTAAGGAGAGAATATGAGTAAATTCGATTTACAGATTGTTACAAAAAAAGGCGAGATCTTAGAAGATAAGAAATTTGAGAGTTATGAAGATATTGCTGATTATATGCTAGACGCCGCTAATGCGTATTATGAGGGGGTTTATCAACCTACAGATAGTATTTGTTTTGGCATTAAAGATGATAGTGGAAATCCTATCTACGGCGAACAAAAAACATTTGCATATGGTGGCGATTATGGTATTTCAAATTTACAAGACTACATCGACGTTACTGCAGGAGATGATGAATCCACTGAAGGAGAGGTTGGTGTATCTGGAGAACAGAATAGCGAAGATACCTGATCCGTTTGTTTTATTGTATCGTCCTCCAGGAGAGGATTATAAAAAAATCAATGTAGTTTTAGATGATATTCATCAAAGACTAAATAAACTTGAGGATGCACTGAAAACACATGGGGTTAGTATCGAAGAAAGGTGACATGGACACCTTTAACTTTACATCAAGTCTGTGTTACCAATACCCTAATGATACAATATCTCAGGTGAAAGAATCAACGACAGTTTCAGCAGGTGGACAAAAGTTAGTATTACATAGTCCAGTTATACCCCCACTGACGACTGGTGTTTGGTCTGGTATTTGTGGTCCTATTCAAACAGGTCCAGCGCCACCACAACCAAGAGTAATTACTTCTGGAGTAAACTTCACGGTAAAAGCAAATGGCATGTTAATCGCTGCCACTGGAGACAAGACAAATGCTGAGGGTTTTACACCCAGATTTTTAGTTGGACCTGGTAATATAGGATCCAGAACAAGTATAGGAGGTTGAATAAATTATGGCAAAATCAAAAGGCAGTTTTAATAAATCAACATATGTTCCTGGTCCTCCGAAAAAAAGTCGGCAAGGACAGGGACATGGCACAAAAGTAGCGGCAACCAGTCGCAATAACGCACGTAAAAAAACTAGAGGTCAAGGACATGGCTAAACGCAGAGCAAGAGATGAAGACGGCAAGTTTATACCCGACGATCCATCTACACCAGAAAATGAAGCATGGGTAGAGATTGAAGAAACACCAAAGGTGCAGACAGTCAAGTCATTTGGATACGTTGCTGGTCGTCAAGCATCACAGCAAGTTATCGAAGAAATTCCTGCTTCATGAATACATACGAATTAGATATTCGTAAATGGATTCTAAATATCACTCAACCACAAGAGAAATTAGGCGGGTTAGCAATATGTCCTTTTGCCGCCACTGCCAAGTTTCACATTGAAAAGAGAGATCTTAGCGACGTGACGCCATATGATGGTGCTCATGTCGCTATTTTTGTAGTTGAAGACACTCTGAGTATATCTGAGTTGGTATTAAAGTGTGAAACGTTGAATGGAAAATATTTAGACTATATATTTTTAGATGATCACAAGGATGAGAATTCCTTTATTAATGGTGTGCAAACCAATAATGGTAAATACAATCTCGTCATTGTGCAGGAAAAAACAGAATTACTAAAAGCACGTAAAATATTACATAAAACCGAATACTATACTTACTGGTCCGAAGAGTTTTATAATAGAATTGTCAAGGGATAGCAACCCCTTTAAAAGTTCTGTTTAACCTTTATGGAAAAAACAGATGGCAAAATACCAAGTTGATCGAGATATCGAGTATATGAAAGAAAATTGGGGCACTACGAGGTTAGTGACTGATTATGGCGTGACTCCGACAAAAAAGAATACTCCGCCAAAAGATCGTTATTCTCGCCCGTGTGGTGGTAGAGGAGGGTTTGATGATTACGTTGAGAGGTGGCATTAAGAAAGTGCTATAAATACAATAGCACCGTATATTTGGTATCTTAGTATGCCACAATTAAAAGACTTCAAGGACATCAGTATTACATTTGGCAAGCATCCAAACACCGCTGATGTCCTTGTCGTCAAGAATGAAAATGCTATTAAACAATCATTAATGAATTTAGTGAGCACATTAAAAGGAGAAAGACCTTTTAATTTTGAAATAGGCAGTCGTATTCAAAATTTATTATTTGAGAATATGGACTATGGTCTTGCTGCTATTATTGCAGAAGAAATACAAATGCTAATTTCAAATTACGAACCTCGCGTTATGTTAAGAGATGTTAGTGCAGTGCCAGATTATGATGCTAACTGTTATTCCATAGTATTAGAATATGTTATTCGAGGCAGAGAATTGCCAGATGACGGTGTAATCACGACGGAATTCTTTCTAGAGAGAACAAGATAAGAAATGCCATACGCTCAACTTAATCAATTAGATTTCAATAATATTAAAGCATCACTAAAAGAGTATCTTAGAGCAAACAGTGAGTTTGATTCGTACGACTTCGAAGGCAGTGCTTTAAGTAATTTGCTTGATTTGTTAGCGTATAATACGTATTATACCGCATTCAATGCTAATCTAGTAGCAAATGAGATGTTTCTAGACTCTGCAACGTTACGAGATAACGTTGTAAGTATTGCAAAATCATTGGGATACACTCCAAAATCAGCTACATCAGCATTTACTGATTTAGACTTCAAAGTAAACTTTACTGGCACTGCTCCCGCAAGCATTAAAATAGAGCGTGGCACTGGATTCCTAAGCATTTTTGAGGATCAATCTTACACTTTTGTTACACTAGACGATATCAAGGCTCCAGTAAATAACGGTGTAGCACAATTTACGAATGCACGATTTCATGAAGGCACACTCATTACACAAACAATTACAGTAAATACCAATTTTCGCAATCAAAGATTCATTATTAACAATCAAGATATAGACTCTAGCACAATTAGAGTGCGTGTTTTTACTAGTACATACCCATCAGGCGCATTTGATTTGTATGAAATGTCGGATAACATTCTTAAAGTTACTCCACAGTCGCGTGTTTTCTTTGTGCAAGAGATAGAAGATGAAAATTATGAGATTATTTTTGGTGATGGAGTGCTTGGTCAAAAATTACAAAACGGAAATGTTGTTGAAATCTCATATCTAGTGACAAACTCCGACGCACCAAACGGAGCAAAAATATTTTCATTTGCAGGAACGTTATCAGATAACAGTGGAATTAGCGCATATACAATGGCAATTTCAGATCTTACCGTAAAATCTCCCGCTACTGGTGGTGAAAAGATTGAAACAATGCGCTCCATTAAATTTAACGCAGCAAAAACCTTCGGATCTCAGAATAGAGCAGTTACAGCGGACGATTATAAATCAATTATTCACAAAATTTATCCCTCAATTGCAGATATTATTGTTTATGGTGGAGAAGAAGAGGATCCACCCGAGTTTGGAGTCGTAAAAATCGTAATAAAACCAAAATCAAGCGCATATTTGTCGAATAGTGTTAAAAAAAGCATTCAAAAATCGTTAAAAGAATACACAGTTGCTTCCGTAAACCCAAAAATTGTCGATCCTTCGATCATTTACGTCGAAATGTACTCGGATGTGTTTTTTAATCCAAGAAAAACGACATATAATAGTGAAAAAATCAAAGCATTGGTTATTTCAAGTCTAGAAAACTATATTTCAACGTCTGATACTGAAAAATTTAACGGAAAATTTAGATTTAGTAAGTTTATTAGCGTTATTGACGACGCGGATCAAGCAATTAATTCAAATTTGACGAAAATTCTCATGCGTAAGGATTTTTATCCCGCATTAAACTCAAAATTTTACTATGAAATTTGTTATAAAAATGAATTTGCGTATGATGATGTAGTTCCTTCTTTAACAAGCACTGGTTTTGTGGTTAGAGAGTTTCCAAACGACCAAGTATTTTTAGAAGATAGAGATGGCAAAATTGTCCTATATAAAGTGGATCCTCAAACTTCAAATAAAATTGTTTTAAACAAAAATCAAGGAGTTATGAATTATAAAAAAGGAGAAATTCAATTGTATGATCTTATCATTATAAAAGGTAGTTTTTCTGATGATAAAATTGAATTACGAGTTACTCCTAAAGTACCTGATATTATCTCAACCAGAGAGATGTATCTAGATGTAGATATTTCAAAAAGTCAATTTAACATTATCTCAGAGTAGGCATAAATGTCGTCAATTAAGGCAAAAATCTCAGATCTGATTAACAGACAACTTCCTGCCTTCATTTCTTCGGAATATGAGGATTTTTCTAAGTTTGTACAAAAATATTACGAGCAACTTGAGCTTCCTGGGCAACCAGCAGACATTATACACAATTTACAAAAATATCGTGACATTGACACTTACGAAAAAGACCTACTTTCTGAAAATACCATTACAACCCTTGCAGTAACTGCAACAACAACAAAAATTGACGTTGTTAGCACAAAATCATTCCCAGAAAAAAATGGATATGTGTTAATTGACGATGAAATCATTTTTTACAAATCTAAAACCGATACCACGTTTGAAAACTGTGTAAGAAACCTTAGTGGCACAACAAAACTTGGAGATTTGTATAATACTTCTAAATTTAAGTTTGTAGATACTTTAGATTACAATAAAGGTGTTGCTCATAGCTTAAGTAGTCAAGTTTTCAATATTAGTAATCTATTTTTATACGCTTTTGTTAAAAATTTTGAAACTGAGTATCTTTATGCGTTTCCAGAAGAAAATTTAAAGACAACAGTAGATAAAAGAATACTTATTAAAAATATTAAGAAATTTTATCAATCAAAAGGCACCGATCAATCAATTAAATTTATTTTCAATACTATTGTAAGCAAAACTGCTGATGATGTCCCCACCGTTACATATCCTAAAGAATCTGTTGTCAAATTATCAGAATCTGATTGGATTGATAATTTTGCATTAAAGGTAAAAGTAATTTCTGGAAATCCAACAAAACTAGTTGGAGCTAAAATTGTACAATTCGAAGATTCTTACAATAGCAAGGTAAAAAATGCTTCTGCTACAATTGATCATGTAAAACCTATTGGCGTTTTTAATGGAGAGTCAATTTGGGAGATTACTTTAGATGAAAAGACTGTAGTTGGTGAGTTTTCTATTGCATCTAAAACATTTTTAACAAAATCTCTAAATGTAGGAGATTCCTATGCAAATGTTTATTCTACACTGGGATGGCAAGAAAAAACTAATAGATTTGTAATTGGCACAGAAACATTTACCTACACTCAAAAAAATATTAATCAATTTAAGATTGCTTCGCGTGACGGCAACAGTAATTACTCTGTAAACACTCCAGTTTATAGTTATAGCACTGTAACTGCTTCATATGTTGACACTGACAATATTGTTAGGTATGTAAAAATGTTGCCTTTCGGTATACTATATGATTTACAGGTAGACAACTCTTCACCATATACTACAGAAGGAGAGATCGTTACTCAAACGAAATCTGGGTTTACCTCATCAAATCCAATCGTTTTTGATAAACTTTCTGGATCATATAGATGGTTAATTAACAACAACAACACTGCTCCTAGTATTCCATTGAATCCCACTGCTCAACAAGCAGTAGGTCAAAGTTTAGCAAATGTTTCAGCTTTGCTTGAGGATACTGATTATTTTTATATCGCATCATCTAGTTTTCCTTCATATTCAATTGGACCCTTTTCTTCTTTAGGTATACCAGAAGATCAAAGACATCTTAAACTAATTAAGAAGATTCCTGCTAATTCTACAGAAACATATCCAACAAATACCTCTGATGTTGGTATTTTAATTAATGGTGTGCCAATTTATAGTTACAAAGATGAAGAAGACATCATTACTGGTAAAATAGAAAATATTTCGGTAACTAGTCAAGGAAGAGGATATCTTGCGGCGCCGTTTGTAATCAATAATAACGGTAATGCAATATTAGGCAGAGCAGTGCTTAGTGGTGAAGTGGTTGAAAAGATTTTACCAACGTCTCCTACTATTTTTACTGCCGATCCCACAGTTGTTATTACTTCTGGAAGAAATGCCATAGTTAGTGCAACTGTTACTCAAGGAAAGGTAACACAACTCAATATTTTAAATCCTGGCGAGTTTTATTCTTCTCCACCAACAATTATTATTAAAGACTCTTCTGGACAAGGCAGATCTGCAAGATATACTGCCAATATATCTAATGACGGAAAAATTGTAAGTTTCAATAAAGAAGACGAAGGAAAATTCTATGATCAATCTACAGTATCAGTAGAAGTGGTTGCGCGTGGGTCTGGTGCAACCGCAATCGCTAAAGTTAGAAGATGGAAGAAAAATAGATTTAAAAAACTCCAAACAGCATTAGATACTAATTATGGTTATTTGTATGAAAACCCAAATGAAGAAATCGGTTTGGGGTATGCTCAATTAGCAAATCCAGTAAAGTTAAGAATTGCTATTCAAGATAATTTAAACAATACAGGAAATCTTAATACGGTTTTAACTCATTCAAAAATTGTTGGATATGCTTACGATGGTAATCCTATCTACGGTCCATATGCTTATCAAGATCCTTTAGATCAAACTACAGCAATTGTCAGAATGACAAGTAGTTATTCGCAAAATACTAGTAGAGTTGGCGGTCCTGCAATTTCAACATATCCACTGGGCATGTTTATAGATGATTTTAATTATACTCATAGATCTGGATCGTTAGACGAAAATAATGGTAGATTTTGTATCACTCCAGAATATCCTCAAGGCACATATGCTTATTTTGTTTCTGTAGATGCATCCGAGACTCCAGTCTTTCCATATGTCATAGGAAAAAATTATTACTCTTTGCCCGTAGACGCAAACTACAATAAAAAAATTACGCAAGACAACATTCCTGTAAATGCAGTCAGACTAAGGGATAGCAATACACCAAATAATGGAGAGGGATGCTCTGCATACATAGAAGAAATCAATCGCGGCAGTGTATCAGGAATTGATGTCCAAAATTCTCATAATAATTTTTCTGTTGGTAGTATTGTAGAAAGTAATTATACTAGCACGTTAGGATCTGGTATTGTTGCAAAAGTTTCTTCTATTAAGGGTAAACTAGTAGAATCTATTGAATGTAAAACTACTTATACAGCTAGTTTAAATTTTCCAGCTGGATCTACATCTGCGTTTCCAGTATACATCAATAATGTTGGAGTGTTATTGGGCAACACAGTTGTTGTGCGTGTACCAGCCCCTAATTTTAATCTATCCAACTTTACCGTTTTGTTAAGAAATTCGCTTAATAATTTTACAATTCCGTCTACTTTATTTGCTTCTGCAATAGCATCTGCTAAAATCGTTACAGAATCAAATTGTTATCTTTTTGCTGGCGATACTTTAACTCAAGCAGGATCAAATGCTACTGGTCAAATAATTGGTAATGTATTTAATGATAAAACGATTGTCTTAAGAAACATTAGTGGCGTATTCAATACTACTAATCTTTTATCATCAAATACAACAGTTTTAAATTTAATTTTAGATAAAACGTCATCGTTTACTAGCGGAAGTGTAGTTACTTTAACAAATGGTAACCAAGTAGTTATTTTAAATGTAACTGCAAACTTTTTATTCACTGCATTTACTCCATTTGAAAATGGAGATGCCATTATATTCTCTTCTTCGTTTACTGGGGTGTCTGCAAACGCAATTTATTATGTCGTGAATAAAACAGCAACCGCTTTTAGAATAGCAGCAACCCCTGGCGGCACTGCATTAACTATTCCAGACAATACTGCTCCATCAGCTTTTGCTATTAGTCAAAAAGCTAGAGGAGAGATTCTTGAGACTACTTTAAACTCCAACACATTAAAAGTAAAAGTAACTGCTGGAACTTTTGATACCGATCCTAATTGTTACATAGTTAGCTCAACTGCTGTAGACACGGTAGGCAGTAAAATAATTCAAATTAATAGTTTAAGTAGTAATATATCAATTTATGATGTAGATGACAAGATTGCAATTGTAAAAACATCTTCTTCGCATGGATTGACAATTAATGATGAGGTAAACATCGATATTATTCCAGATGATTTTGTATCGACCGTTTTACATTATGTAAGAAGAAGAATTTATCAACGAATTGAATTAGACCCACCAGTATTCTCTTCAAACCTTAATGACAGTGGTGCAGCAAGAATAAAAATTCTTAATATGGGAGCGGATTACAATAACGGCACATTTACATCAGAATTACTTTTTAAAGATCAAACAAAAACTAGAGCAGGGTTAGGGGTTGCTGGAAATGCCAATAATGCAAAGGTTTCCATTGTTGTGTCTTTTAATAGAGTTATTTCTCTAACGATAGTCAGTAAAGGAAAGGGATATAGAAAGGGAGACGAGTTGGTTTTGCCTGCCAACGCTGCTATTAGATCATTAGCATCTACAAGCACTTCTATTTTTACTAGCATGGTAGAACATGCTGGATTTGGATCTAATGAATCTGGATTATTTTTAGACAATCTCGATGGATTGTCAATCAACGATCTTTTAAAGATTGATTCCGAGATTGTTAAAATTTCTGGCTTCGAGACTGTAGAGCCAGTTTGGACTGCTGGAGCAAACGTATATTTTGGAGAAAAATATTATTTTGGTAGTAATTTATATGTTGTTTCGCAATCTGGCACAACAGCAGCACCTGGACCCACTCACACATTAGGCGAGCAAGTAAATGGCACTGCGAAGTTTACTTATTTTAGCAAGGCGACGCAATATCTGTCGGTTATCAGGGCACAGTTAGGCACTACTGCTATCGATCATTATGATAATACTTTAGTTGATTTACATAATCCGACATATCGTTTTAACTCTGGATATCAACTTACTGGCGGATCTGCAGCTGGTTATCTATCCAGTTATGATTCCAGTAAGCAAATTATGGAATTGTATTTTGATACCGCTAATACTTTACAAAATATTATAACCGTTGATGATAATAGTGTATTCTTTGATAATAGCACTCCAGCAAAAATTGTTTCGGTGAAAACAGTATTAAGTCCACCAGAATATAAATTTGAGTTTTCAAGAGGATCTAGTCTTGGTCCTTGGATTAAAAATCCAAACATTTATATTCAAAAATTCTATCGTTACAAATTTGATACTAGTCACTCTTCAATGATAGGAAGTTATTTGGAATTTTCTCCAAGTATTACGCAAAATATATTGGGAATTGAAACCAAAAAAAGTATTGCGCTACCAGGATATTCTAATTCGTTTGTGGAAGTAAAAACGGGATTTGGTCCATTAACTTCAACAAACACATTTGCGAAAAAACAAAACATTAGTTATAATTATCTATATTATTATGATAAGGCAAATCTAGCAAAATCAGACAATGCATATTTAGAATTGATTGAAGATCCTTTGCAAGGACTTAAAAAAGTTATCTATGTTACTGATAATAGATTTGTTTACAGTATTAAAGATTATCCTGTCTTTAATGGCACGGGTAATATTACTTATACTACTACATCTGTTTCAGCGATTGGTAAAATTGATAAAATTACTGTTTTTAATCCTGGTAATTCATTTACAGAATTACCAACTATCTTTGGTGTAAGACCATCACCAGCACTAGAATGCATTGCTCAAGTAATTCATGATCCTCAAACTAAAAGAATTAACTCGGTAAAAATTATTAACCCTGGTGCTAATTATTCTCAACCAAAAGCAATTTTGATATCTGGAGATGGTAAATTTGCAGAATTTGAAGTCTTTAAAAAATCGGATAATTCTATTTTATCCATCAACGTTATCAATAAAGGAATCGGGTATACATACAGACCAAATATTATAATAGTAGAGACTGATGTTAATGCATACTATGAATCAACTACTATCGGGGTGCCAAAGAAGATTCGTTTAGGATCTAATGGAAGTGCTTTCAATTTAGACAAAACAGTTTCTTCTAAATTTACAACAAAACAAATTTTGGTATTAAGTGACTTTGTAAAAAATTCTTTTGCAGTAAATGAAATCATAAAACAATATGAAGATAATTATATCATTGCAGTAGGAAAAATTGTTGATTATAAAAAAGATACAAATGTATTGAAAATAGAAGTTACTTCTGGAGTTTTCCAACCCAATTTAAATATTGTAGGAGAGAAAACAAATAGTGTTGCAAAAGTCAAAAAGATTCTTACAAATAATTTAAAATCTTCTATTAAATCATATTACGATAATCTGGGAGGATATGAATCTGAAAGAGGCATGTTAAACACCTCCTCACAAAGACTAGCAGATTCATATTTTTATCAAGATTATTCTTACGTAATTAAATCTAAATCTTCAATTAATAAATGGCGTAATTTAATCAAAGACACTATTCATCCAGCAGGATTTCAACTATTTGGTGAGTTGCTGGTAGAAAGTAAAGGTGATGTAAATATCAAACCGCAACAACCAAAATCAGACAGAATAAGTATTGTTCAGTTGTGGGATGAAACCAAAAACCGCATTACTGTAGAATCTCAATTAACAAGAAGACAAATTACTTCTGTTACATTAAACACACAAAATACGACCATTGAACAGGGCACGGGATCTGTGTTTGTAAGTGATTACAATACTACAGAAACCAGAGCTTATGTTGTTTCTTTGTCTCCCGCATTTACAGGAGATTTTGATCAATCTGGAAATAGAAGTGGTAATAAAGTTTTTACAATGTTTCAAGCAAAACCAGCTGGATCATTTTTACCAACCACTCCTTTAGTAGTAGATAACCCACAAAATTTGATAATTACAATAGACGGAATATTGCAAGAGCCTGGAAAAGCATTTACTGTTTCAGGATCAACCATTACTTTTGCAGAAGCTCCATTGGGACCACGCACTGTATTGGGCGTGCCCGTGCAACAACAAAATTTTGTTGGTCGTTATATAGCATTTAAAAACAACACGTATAATAATCGTTATTTCAAAAAAATTAAACAAATTTCTCAAAATAGCGGACGATGGTTAGATGCAGCAGATCAAATTGAAGTCAATCGTAATTTTATTATTGAAGAATCGTTTGCTTATTTGATTGACAAATATCCAACTACAATTATTCCGAATAGCACAAAATGTAAAAGAGATATTGGAATTATTTTGGATGCTATTTCGCATGATTTAAAATTTGGCGGGAATAAATCTATAGTTACTGCAGCACAGTCATATTATAATGGAAATTCGTTAGCATATGTAAATTTACAAAAAACAGAAACATTAGATGCGTTTAAATATGCTGCAAATGCAGCAATTGCTGCTACCAGAAACTGGGATATAAGTTTAAATAATTGTCAAACAGTTATAGGATCATCTACGGTTACTTTGCCGTCTACGGTGGGCATTATTAAAGGAATGAGAGTTAATGGGAAAGGCATACCATCTAATTCAACATATCAAGCTGTTGTTTTTGACGTTCTTAACAGCACACAAATTGTTATTGGCATTCCGTCTTTATCTTCTAATGTTGTATCTACACAAAGTGGTAGTGTTACATCTCCAGTGCAAACTTCCATTATTTTACAAGACGGCACAATTCAAATTCTACCGCCCTCGGAAGTTGTATTACAAGATGGATCAACATTTACTGCATTTGGAGCAATTGGTCCTGTGCCAGCTATTGCCACTTTTGCAAATACACAATTAACATTTTCGTTAAGTGGTATAAACAATGGCACCTTTTTTGATGCCTCTGATCTAATTGAAAAAAATAGACAATATATCGTTGAAGAGTCATTTGGTTTCTTGAATTTTACATATCCTGGGTTTATAAATCCAAACGCAATAAAATGCAAACGAGATATTGGAATTTTTATTGACTCTATTGTTTCAACATTACGTTTTGGCGGTAATATTAAAATGGTAGAATTTGGTGAATCTTATTACACTGGCAATTCTTTAGCATATATTAACATGCAAAAGACAGAAACTTTAGCGACATTTAATAAAGCTAAAGAGTTGGCAATTTTAGCGATGAGAAATCTATTGCCTGCAGGACAATTCACTACCATTGCTCCAATAACAGATTTAACAATTAGCGTTGATACTGGAGTGCCTGCATGTGCATTAGTGGCATCTGCAATTAATACTTCTTACGCCATAGTAGAAGATGTTATTAACAATGGACCAAATAGAATTGTTAAAGTCCAACAAAATCCAAATTTTCCTGGATTCTATACACCTATAAGGACCATCTCGAATCATTCAATAATAAGGAGCACAGAAGTCCCAGAATGTGCGTCGGTGGCAAATGCTATTACTACTTATTATACCATTTTGCAAAACATTATTAACAATGGAGTAAATAGTGTTCCTATAATTAAACCAATATACTTTGATGGAGTGGAGACATCATTTAAATTATACTATGAAAATAATGCACCTGTTGAATTAGACAGCAAAGAAAACTTAATTATATCTTTGGATGGTGTGCTTCAAGAATCTCGCACCACTCCCACTATCCCAGCAAAAGCTGCTTACTATATCAACAAAACAGTTATACCAAATGAAATAGTATTCTTAACTGCTCCCGTAGCATATGATAATAGAAACTTCCAAAAATTCTTTGGTCTAACTGCAGGAAATTATGAAAGATTAAAAATTGAAGAAAGTAGGATAACTGGCAACAGTAATGGACCCTTTTTAATGAGATCTGTTGTAACCAATAGAGCATTTACTGTATATGATGATCGCAACGTATTAGTATTTGTTGATGGAGTACTTCAAATTAGAAATAAATCATATACAATTAATAATTCAAATATTACATTTAGTGAAAAATTAAAAGCGGGACAGAATGTTAATATTTTAGTATTGTATGGTAGAGATATCAATAAAACGTTAGAATTTTATAATTATGATCAAGATAGATATTTAAATAGAATACAAATCACAGTATCTACTACATTTAATATTGAAAAAACATTTTCTAAAAAGTATGCTTTCCAAGGAGATACTTTGGGCACAGCATCTGCATTGGGAGAAATTAAATCAATCAGAAAAAATGGACCGAATACTATTTTAATAGTAGAAACAGATAATAGACCGTTTGGTCCAGGTCAAATCAAATTATCTGGAATTACATATAACAATAGTAATATTGTAATTAATGCAAATCAAGTTGTTTCTATTTCTGACTTTGTGCAAGATGAAGATAAGTTTGATATTTTAACTGAGACAAACGTAAATTGGTTATATGATTCTGGCGAAAGAAAAGTATTCAATTTGGGGTTAAGTCCAGGAGATCAAATTAGAATTGATGGCGAAAGTGAGTTTCGTAGGATTCTAAGTATTCCAACAAATGCAAAGAAAATAGATTACTCAACCAAACTTTCCTATGCTAATATATTTAATGTAACAAATTACAACGAATATTTGTTTGGCGAGGGGTTAGATATTGTTGCTGAGATTAATCCTTTAAGTGGGGAAGTTGTGAAGTTAGTTTGGAATCAAAGAGATTATGGAAATGCATACGCTCCAATTTCAAATACCTCTGGTTATTTAAAAGCACCAATATTAGAATTTATTTCACAAAGAGATGTGGATGTAGATGGAAATACTATAGGTGCTCCTACTGGCGGCGGGGCAGCTGGACACGTAATCATTGATAAACGCGGTGAAATTATTGATGTGGTATTAACAAATCCTGGAGGTGGGTATATTGTGCCGCCAAAAGTATCTATTAACAGAGGATATCAAATCATTAAATCTGCAGAAAGAAAAATTTTTGAAAAACAAACTATACAAATTGAGCCAAAAATAAACTCTCCAATTTTTATTACTTCAATAATTCAAGTAATAAAACCACCATCAACCATACCGCCAGTATTACTTAACCCATTTGGAAATGCTGGAGCAATTTCTTTCTCTGTTGATGTTACTAATTTTAGTCACATAACAGTAAATACTGCTATTGCTTCCTCAACGATAGACATTGTTGTGACAAAAAATCTATTGGCAAAATTAAACGCTTTAATGTTAAAACTGGCGGTTAATAGAAACATAAACTTAAATATTCCAACAGATGTAAAAGTTATTCCGTTTATTTCTAATAACATTCAATCAGTTGGTCCAGAAGTTGTTGCAATCGGTTTGGTGCTTTGGAATCTAATAAATTTGCTTCAGATGAATATGCTCAAGTAAGCGGATTGTCTATTTACGAATTCAATCAATTTTTCCCAACACTAACAATTCAACAATTTAATGAATCGCCAAATCTTGTCAGTAGTATAAGCATTCCTTCTATCAATAATTATATGGCTTATCTTGATCAAGCACTTACAGAATCTTCTTCAATTATCTACGTGCCATCAACAAGCAGGTTTGCTCCCTCTGGCAAATTATTAGTTGAAGACGAAATTGTAACTTATACAGGAAAATTAAGCGATAGATTTACTGGCGTTACCCGAGGAGTAAATACAGTAGCAAAATCACATGCTGCTGGTGCTCTCTTGAGAACACTAGTTTAAACAGTATAAATATAAATAACTCGGATTTAAAATATTACCAGAGAGTACACCTACTATGGCGGCTATTATTTCAGAAAAGTTTAGAATTTTTAATGCGAAACAATTCTTAGAATCTTTATCTGAGCCTAGTGGTGGCTCTGATACTTCTCTCGAAAGGACAAGAAGCTACTTCTTTGTTGGTAGACCACAAAAATGGTTTGCGTATCTAGAATTATACGCGCCAAATGCAACTGCATTTACTGTTGGCGAATTTGCATATGTTGGCACTAATTTAGCATCTGCAACGTTTAAAGCGAAGGTTGCCGCCGTTTATCCTTCAAGTATTCTTTTGCAAGATGTGTTGCCAACGATTACATCTAGTCCTGCACTTGGTGCTTTAGTAAAAGGTAATGACAGTGGCGCTCAAGCATACGCTGGTGTATATAGATATGCTAACGAAGATCAACCATCAATACCTTTAGATAACCAAGAAGAAGACAAAGCATCTTATGATGATATGATTGCGCTTAAGCGCATTACTTCTGGTCAAGCAAGACATGTCGCAAAGCGTATTACATATACTGCTAATACTAAGTATGATATGTGGAAACCAGATTATTCCGCAGTAAAGCAAACAGCTACATCTCAAAATAGTTTAGCAACAGCAAAATATTACTTAGTTAATTCAAATTACGAAGTATTTGTGTGTTTATATAATGGAGAAAGTCCTGCCAATCTAACAGGTGTTAATTCAGTAAATGAGCCTTTGAAAACACCTCCTGTAGGTGCTGGCACATATAATCCAACTACAAGAATTTTTAAAGAGCAAACTGGACCATATATTTGGCGTTTTTTATATACAATTCCTACTAATGATGTAATTAAGTTTTTATCCACCGATTTCATGCCAATTATTGATGATCCAACGGAGCAAGCAGCAGCAGTAAATGGGGCAATTAGTGTTTTACTCATAAAAGATACGGGAGCATCTTTACCCGCTGCACAAACGTTATACGCACCAATTATTGGTGATGGCACGGGTGGTGTTGCAAAATTAACAACCACTGCTGGTGCTATTCTTCTTTCCGCCGAAGTGGAAACAGCGGGGTCTAATTATACATATGGCAATATCTTAGTTAGCAATGGATATCTTTTTAGCGACGCTACGTTAAATACTCCAGTAACTTCAACTAACGCAAAAGCATCAATTGAAGTAATCATTCCGCCAAAAGGAGGTCACGCCAAAGATCCAGTAATGGAATTAAACGCAAAACGTGTGATGCTAAATGTGCGTTTAACTTACGCAGAAGGAGATGGAGATTTCCCTGTAGATAATGATTTTAGAAGAATTGGCATTGTGCAAGATCCACAAAAAGCAGACGGAAGTTTAGCAGTTAGCGATACTCTATCTGCTTTATATGCAGTAAGAGTAAATAATGCAACTGGTAATTTTGTATCCGATGAAGAAATTAAACAGAATGTAGGCACCAATGCAGCTCCTCAATTTGCATATGGCACTGTTGTTTCATGGACACCAGACACTCCTGGAGCAACCACTGGAATTTTAAAATATATTCAATCATCAGATTTGCATACAGATAAGGGAAAAGTTTATGATTTTGTTTCTGATGCTTCTAAAGCTATCATCGCTACAGTTTCTACTGTGCAAGCAAATGTAGTAACAAGTTACGCCGCTACTCTTTTGGGATCTACTTTTGCTGCTGGATTGGCACTTCCAGAAGTTAAAAAATATTCTGGAGATATTATTTACTCTGAAAACAGAAAATTAATTAGTAGAGCACCAGATCAAATTGAGGATATTAAATTAGTTATCGAATTCTAATTCATATTAACAGAAATTGCGGAAGTTGAAAAATGCCTCTAAATTTAAACATTAATCCTTATAACGATGATTTTGATCCTCGTAAAAATTTTTACAAAGTATTGTTTAGACCTGGGAAATCTGTACAATCAAGAGAGTTAACAACTCTTCAATCAATTTTACAAAATCAAATTGAAAGTTTTGGAAGATACCAATTTAAACAAGGACAGCGTGTAATTCCTGGAGAAGTTGGATTAAACACAAGATTAGATTATATTAAATTGTCTTCTGTTTCTGAAGAGGCAACCACTACAGATGGCAATATTGTTTTCAAGAAATTTGATATTAAAAGACTGATTGGCACTACTGTATCTGGTCTTACTTCTGGAGTAACAGCAACAGTTATCGCTGCAGAATATGGATCATCTACAGAAGCAGATACTCTATTTGTAAAATATATTGGAAGCGGCAATCAATTTAATGAAAAAACTTTTAGACAAGGAGAAACATTAGAATCATCAATTACAAACACACCACAACTAGTAGTAGGAACTGATGGTAGCGTACTGCCTACAGACACCCCTGCAATGGGATTTGGATCTGCTGTAAAAATTGAAGAAGGCATATACTTTGTAAATGGATTGTTTGTAAGAAATGACGAGGATCTAGTCATTGTTTCAAAATATGATTCTACGCCAACAGCAAAAGTTGGGTTTGTCATAATTGAGTCGATTGTAACACCAGAGGAAGATTCGTCGCTTTTTGATAATGCTAGAGGGTTTTCTAACTATAGTGCCCCTGGCGCGACTCGTTTAAAAGTCGAATTAAAACTAACAGTATATAAAAATTCAGAATCAACTAGCACCAATTTTATTGAATTACTTTCCTTAATAAAGGGAGAAATTCAATCTCAGGTAGTAGCAACAGACTATTCATTAATTGAAGAGGTGTTAGCGAAACGCACATTTGATGAGTCTGGTGATTATGTAGTAGAAAATTTTCCAGTTGATGTTAGAGAATATGCCCAATTAACTGATAGTAAAGGATATTATATCGCAGATATAAATCAAAAATATGGCGGATTATCTGCAGAGCAAGCAAAAGCAAAAATGATTGTCTCTATTGGTCCAGGAAAAGCATATATTAAAGGATACGAGACAGTTAATAAAGAAACAAAATATATTACAATAGATAAAGCAAGATCATTTTTATCAAAGAATGATAACAAATTAAAACTTTCTGGACTATCCTCTTATTATGTGACAAATGCATTTGGTAGTGTATCGTTAAATTCAGAAGGTCAATATCTAAGTGCCTATCCACAACTATACATGTATTCTGTATTTGGTGATGGTAGTCTCGGATATTCAAATACAGAAACGGCAACCGCGTATAAACAAACTTTAAATAGAAGAACCGTTAGTCAAGATAAAATTTTTAATACCTCTACTGGTATTCAAACAATTTATATTGAATTAACGGGTGGTAATTTAATTCCAACTAATGCAACTTTTGGTAGCACATTTAACACTTTGTATTTTGTTACTACTAAAGGACTAACGCCAGCGACTACAATAGTTTCTTCGGTGGATGTATTATCATTCTCTAGTGTCACAAGATCAGACATATCTCCAGGAATTACTTATCTAGAATTAACAGTCTATGGGAAAAAAATAGAGTTAAATGCATTTTTTAAAGAGTATGATCTAGAGGATCTCCCAAATAGAAGAAGAAAATTATTTTTAACAGAAAATGATGCTAGAAATAACACAGCACCGTATGGAATTATTGTTGATTACAATAATATAATTACTCCACTAATTGGTGTTGCAAAAGCAAAAGATTTTGGATTGGTAAAAGACGCGCAAGGATTTAATCCAGATACTGATAAAAGCATTTCAAAAGGATCACTTAGTGATGGCACTGCTATTTACAATGGTATATTCAAAGTATCGCATTTTAATCCAGAATTTTTTACAAAAATATTAACAACAACGCCAGTTACTACAGGATTTACAACAGGAAAATATATCAATGGAAATGATAGCGGAGCGTATGGTGTTGTAGAAGGAGCACCTACTAGTGGATTTTCTACAGGAAATGTTTTATTTGTAAAAACTTTATTTGGAAAATTTATTCCAGGCGAAACTGTCGTTGATGAGTCTGGCAATTCACTGAAAATTGCAGAGGAAAATACTATTTCCCATTTTGTTGTTTTAAATAGAGGAGAGGGATATTCTGTAGATTCAACGCTTGTAATTGATGGTCAATCATTTAATTCATCTGCTATTGAGTTAAAAAATAGTGCTGGCAATTTATATGCTTGTAATATTAAGAATAGAGATCTAGTTAATAACAAATATTTAATTCCTCCTGTTATTACAGTCAATTCAAACCCAGGTCAAGTAACCGCAGTCACCATTAATGCTGGATCAGGTGGCACTGGATATAACAATGCGCCGTTAGTAGTTTTTACTGGTGGCGGTGGAGTAGGAGCAAGTGCAAACGCAACGGTCTCTGGAGGAGTCATACAAACGATTATAGTGACCAATACGGGGTCTGGGTATACAACACCACCCACTGTGTCTTTCACCCCTCAGGGAGGCGATACGCCTAGTGTTACGGCAGTGGCAACAGCAACTATTTCAAGTCTACAGAGTGTAACACAGATATGCAAAATTGCGCCTGTAATGTTTAGGAATACCGTTTTAGATTATAATAACTCTAACGTTAAGTCATTTGCTTCATTTTTTGGCGCTGCTGGAGCGTATCGTTTTACTGGCGACGTAGAGGTAAGTGATAAAAAATATAGTACGCAAAAGAGTATCACAGATTTTACATTCAGTGGTAGTGTCTCTAAAAATTATCTAGAGTGCGATGCATTTGGTGGTGATCCAACTCCTGATTTAGTGCAAGGAGATATTATTCAATATTCGGATTCATCTGGAGTAACTGTAAGATCTGTTGTCCAATATGCAACTTCTCCTAGCGGATTGTCAAAAGGAAGAATTTACATTGACAATTACAATAAAGTAGGAATTATTACATCTAAAGTAATTGCAATTAAACCAAAACTAGAAAATAGTCAATCTTCAACTCTAGTTGTTCCTACTGGAGCTAAGTATTTAAAATCATTGGTAACCGATTCACAAAATTCTGGTATTAGTTATTATTTTAGAAGAGATTTTGTTTCTGTATCATCTCCAAGCTCTGGTAATGTGACTTTTGTTGCTCAGTTACCATATGGCACGCAAAGATTTGCTCCCTTTAAAAAAGAAGATTTCTTAATTACTGTCCTTCAAAAGAATAGTGCAACAACTGTAGCAACAGGAGATATTTTATATGTTACTTCAGATCAAGTTATCATCACCAATTCTATAGACACAACAAATAATTTAACTTCTGGCACAATCACTGTATCTATTCCAAAAGAATTTTTTGGTTGGACTGCTGCCGCAACTACTTTCACTTTCCCTGTATTAAAACTTACATGTACAGTAGAAGTATCCAAAGCACTACCAAGATTAAAAACATCAATTAAGAATAAAAGAATAACTATCAACTCTTCTGGAGATAGAGTCATTCCCTTTAGAGGAAAAAATTATGATGCAAATTCTCCAGAAATTTTGTCATATTCTGATGCATATAAATTCCACTATGTTTATGAAGGATCTACAACTACACCACCTGTAGTAGATAGCGTAGGAAAATTAATTAGTGGTAACGACGTAACGGAAAGATTTACTTTTGATGACGGTCAACGCGATACTTTTTATGATATTTCTCGTCTGGTATTAAAACCAGGATATGACGCACCAGTAGGACAATTAGTTGTTGCGTTTGATTACTTTGAGCATAGTCAAGGAGATTTTTGCACGGTTGATTCATATTCGCATGAGTCTGGAGTATCTCTTGAAGACATCCCCTCCTTTAACTCTGCTGTGTTTGGTAAAATTAAATTGAGAGATTCTATTGATTTTAGACCTAAGGTTGATTCAGTATCTTTTATTAGTGGATTTCAAGATAGCACAATACTATCAGTAGAGAATGCTAATAGTTTTTCGGGAGTTGGTGGCGTAACTTCTAGCTCGCCTGCAGCAGATGCATCTCTAGAGTATACAATTAAATATAATTCTTCACAATACTTAGACAGAATTGATTCTATATTCATCAATAAAAATGGTGAGTTTTCTATAAAACAAGGCAATCCCTCATTAAATCCATCTAAACCAGAAGTAGCAAGTGATGGGTTTTCTCTGTATTATTTGTATATACCAGCATATACAGATTCAGCTAATGATGTAAAAATCATCCCTGTTGATAACAGACGCTATACAATGCGTGATATTGGGAAGTTGGAGAAAAGAGTTGAAAGATTAGAACAATATACCTCGTTGAGTGTATTAGAGCAACAAGCTTTAAACACACAAATAAAAGGTGTTTCTGGCATTGATTTATTTAAAACTGGTTTTATAGTAGATAATTTTGAAAATCATTCTGTTGGTAATTTGTCCTCCGTAGATTATAAGTGTGCTGTTGACACACAACAATCTGTATTAAGACCACCATCTGCAGAGTCTTCATTAGCTCTAAAAGAAGTTTATACCAGAGATGATCAACGTTTCTTAGCTAATTATAAAAGATCTGGCGATATTATTACACTTCCTTATCAAAACGTATCTTCTATAAAAAACATTTATGCTACTAAAAAAATTAATCCAAATCCATTTGTAGTATTACAATATGCAGGAGACTGTGCTATTTCTCCATTAGGAGATCATTGGTTTGATGACGCAGAAAGACCTATTATTTTAAATAACGATAGTCAGATTTTTTCAATTTTTTATTCTAAGAATTCTGCTAGAGAGGGGTTTGCCAGCATTTATAATTCATATGCGGTAAATTGGAGCGGCACCAATAGATCCTTCTTTAATGTTACTTCATTAGCATCTTTAGATAG